TCACGGAGTTGGAGAACTTCGGCGTGACCGTGGTGTCGCCGACGACCTCGGAGTACGCGGTCGCGTGCGGCGAGTTCCATGTCGGCTGCGTGCCCCGCAAGGGCGAGGTCCCCAAGATCGTGCACACCGGCCAGCAGCCACTCACCAACGCAGTGGCGGCGGCCGTGAAGCGGGACCTGGCCGACAAGTGGGCCTGGGACAAGAAGAACGCCGCCCAAGACATCAGCCCCCTGGTCTCCGCCACGCTGGCGGTCTGGGGCTACAAGAAGCTCAGCAACGAGGTGCCCGCTGCGGCACCTTGGGTGGCCTACGGCTAAGGAGCAACGTGACACCCACACAGGCGGTCCTTGCCGTAGCACTCCTGCTGCTGATGGCAACGGCCGGTGCAGTCTGGCAGTTCGGTCCGTACGGCCTCTACGGGGGCGCGGTGGCCGGGGCTATCGCCCTGGCGTTCGTCGACGTGAGGAAGGAGGACGACGGTGGCTAAGGTCTGGCAGACCCTGTTCGGTCGGAAGCCCGAGGAAGAGCGACTGAACCAGAACGACTGGGCCCAGTTCTTCAACCCCAACAACCCCTTCCCGCTGGCGTTCTCGCCCAACACCCCCCACAACAAGAAGGAGCAGCCGGAGGGCGACTTCCAGTCCGCCGTCCAGGGTATCTACAAGCGGAACGGCATCGTCTTCGCCTGCTGCCTCGCTCGGCAACTCCTCTTCTCCGAGGCCCGCTTCCAGTTCCAGCAGATCAAGCAGGGTCGCCCGCAGGATCTGTTCGGGACTCAGGAGCTGGAGGTCTTCGAGAACCCCTGGCCCGGAGCGACGACCGGCGAGCTACTGGCCCGCGCCATCCAGGACGTCGACCTCTCCGGCAACTTCTTCGTGGTGCGCGAGGGCAAGCGCCTGCGCCGCCTCCGGCCGGACTGGGTGGACATCGTCCTCACGGCCCCGCCGTCCGAGGCGGTCAAGAGCGACGTCGCCGGGTACATCTACAAGCCCGGCAACTCCGAGCACCCGGAGGATTGGGAGGTCTACCCGGTCGACGGCTCGAACGGGAAGGTGGCGCACTGGTCGCCCATCCCGGACCCGGAGCAGCAGTACCGGGGCATGACCTGGCTGACGCCGGTCCTCCGCGAGATCGAGGCCGACGCCCTGGCCATGGAGCACAAGACGTCCTTCTACAAGAACGCCGCGACGCCGAACATCGCGGTCTCCTTCAAGGAGACTGTGACGAACGAGCAGTTCAAGGAGTTCATGAAGGCGATCAACAAGGACCACGTCGGTCCGGGGAACGCCTACAAGACGCTCTACCTCGGCGGCGGTGCGGATGTCACCCCGCTGTCCATCGACTTCCAGGCTCTGGACTTCAAGAAGATCCAGGGCGCTGGAGAGACCCGGATCGCTGCGGCGGCCCGAGTCAGCCCCGTCGTCGTCGGCCTGTCCGAGGGCATGCAGGGTTCGTCCCTGAACGCGGGCAACTTCCGCTCCGCGCGAGACGCGTTCGCCGACGGCACGATGCGGCCGCTCTGGCGTTCGTTCTGCGCGGCGATGTCGTCCCTGATCAAGGTGCCCTCCGGGGCCCGGCTCTGGTACGACGACCGCGACATCGCGTACCTGCGCGAGGACGTGAAGGACCTGGCCGAGATCCAGTCGCAGGAGGCGTCCACGATCACGAAGCTGATCCAGGACGGCTACACCCCGGACTCGATCATCGAAGCCGTGAAGAAGAGGGACTGGTCGCTGCTGAAGCACACCGGCCTCTACTCCGTCCAGCTCCAGCCGCCGATGCCGGAGGGCGCTGCCGCAGCCGAGGCGAAGGCCCAGGCCGCCGTGGGGAACCAGGGCGCGCTCTCGAAGCCGCCCAACAGCAAGCCCGGCCGCCCGACGAACCAGGCCGCTGGCAAGGCCCCGGCGAAGGGGCCGAACAAGGACGGCGACCACGCCAACAACGCACGCCCGTACGGCTCGAAGCCGACGGCCCCCACCCCGCTCCAGAAGAAGGCGGCGAAGGCCGCTCAGAAGAAGTAAGGACCGTAGATGACGTTCATCGAGCGGGCCGTGGACTTCGAGCCGCTGCCCGAAGAGGAGCGTGCCGGTAATCAGGGCGACGGCAGGACCCTTGAGGGGTACGCCGCCGTCTTCGACGCCGACACCGAGATCAACTCCTGGGAGGGGCACTTCAAGGAGCGCATCGTTCGCGGTGCCTTCCGGAAGACCCTCCGCGAGCGCACCCCGGTGCTCCAGTTCGACCACGGCCACGACAGCCGGTTCGGCAACCTCCCCATCGGCTCGTTCGAGTCGATCAAGGAGGACAAGCACGGACTCCGCGTCCAGGCCCGTCTGTTCGACCACGCCGAGCCCATCCGCCAGGCCATCGAGGCTGGCGCTGTCTCCGGCATGTCCTTCCGCTTCAAGGTCGTTCGCGACTCCTGGGCGGACAACAAGGGCAACGAGATCAAGGACCGCAACGAGCTGGTGGAGCTGCTGTACGGCGGCGACAAGAAGCGTGGTCCGCTCCAGAGGACGATCAAGGAGGTCAAGCTCATGGAGGCTGGCCCCGTCGTCTTCCCCGCGTACCCCCAGACCACCGTAGGAGTCCGTTCCGCCATGACCGACGACGAGCGCCGCCAGCGGCTCGAAGACCTCGCCCACGAAGGGGCCGGGGATCTCGACGAAGAGCGCAGCAACGAAGCCACCGTGAGCCTCCGCGAGGTGATGGACGAGCTGGGCATGACCGACGAGGAGATCGTCGAGTACCTGCGTGCCTTCCCGCCCAAGAAGGGCGAAGAGAAGCCGAAGCCCGGCGACAAGGCCGAGGCCGACCCCAAGAAGCCCTGCTCCTGCGACAAGGTCGAGGGCAAGCACACGGTCGGCGACCACAAGAAGACTTCCTCGGACGACAAGGCCAAGGCCAAGGCCGGTTCCGAGAAGAAGAGCGACGACGTCACCTCCGAAGCCCCGGAAGCGGGTTCGGACGCCGACGGCGAGCGCGACGAAGACCAGGACGACGCCGCCCAGGCGGGCACCTCGACTGGCATGTCCAAGAACGCACGTGAGCGGGCTCTGAGCCTGCTCGACCTGATCTGAGAAGGGATCAGAAACTCATGACTCTCGAAGAGATGAAGGCCCGCCTGGCTGAGGCGCAGGAGGCCCTTCGCAGCCTGCACGAGGCTGCGGGCGACGCCCCCCTGGGTGAGCGCCAGGAGGAGTGGGACGGGCTGACCGCCGAGGTCTCCCAGCTCCGCTCCGACATCAAGGCCATCGAGGCCCGCATGGAGACCGTCCGCGAGCTGGGCGAGAAGCCCGCGCACCGCGAGGCCCCCGCCGTCCACGTCAAGCCCTCCGAGCGCGAGGCTTTCGACCTGGACGAGATCCGCCGCATGTCCTACTCCGGCGACGATTTCCTCAACAAGGTCACCGACCAGGCGAAGCGCGCCATCGAGAACGTCGAGTACGGCACCCGCAACAAGGAGGAGGCGCAGGAGCAGGCCGAGCGCATGCTGCTCGACGTCGACAACTCCTCGCGCGACCTGGCGAAGCGGATGCTGCTCACCGGGTCCTCGGACTACGAGCGCGGCTTCACCAAGGTGCTCCGCCACGGCTCCGACGCCTGGTGCACCAACGAGGAGCGTCAGGCTCTCCAGCGCGCGGCCCAGGCCCTCGGCGGCGACGCCAACGGCGGCTACGCGGTCCCGTTCCAGCTCGACCCGACCGTCATGCTGACGTCGGCCGGTGTGCGGAACCCGATCCGCGAGCTGGCACGCGTCGAGACGATCGTCGGCAAGGAGTGGCAGGGCGTCACGTCGGCGGGCACCACGGTGTCCCGTGGCGCTGAAGCTGCGGTCGCGCCCGAGTCGAACTTCACGCTGGCGCAGCCCACCGTCCGGACCAACCGCGTCCAGGGTTACACGGTGTTCTCGCTGGAGATCGACCTGAGCTGGAGCGCGCTCCGCTCGGAGATCACCCGGATGCTGGTCGACGCCAAGGCGCAGGAGGAGAACTCCTTCATCACCGGCGACGGTACCGGCGTCAACCCCGGCGGCATCAACGGCACCCTGACCGGCCAGGACGTCGAGACCGCCACGCAGGGCGCGTTCGTCCTCGCGGACCTCTTCAAGGTGGAAGAGGCCCTGGACGCTCGCTGGGAGGACAACGCGTCCTTCCTGGCCCACAAGACGATCTACAACAAGGTCCGCCAGTTCCCGACCGACGGCTCCGCCGGTTCGATGAACAACCTGTGGACCCAGAACCTGGCGGACGGCAACCCCCGTCGCCTGCTGGACACCCCGGCGTACCGCGCCACCGGCATGCCCTCCCTGACCTCCGCCCTGGCGGACACGGACGGCGGCCTGGGTGCGGCGCTGATGATCTACGGTGACTTCAAGCAGTTCCTCATCGTGGACCGCATCGGCATGACCGTCGAGATGGTTCCGACCGTCCTCGACCCCTCCACCGGTCGCCCGACCGGCCAGCGTGGCGTGTACGCCGTGTGGATGAACAACTCGAAGATCCTGATCCCCGGGGCCTTCAAGCGTCTCATCAACAAGAAGAGCTGACCGCCCAGTAGTTGAGGCGGGGTGACGCCACTTTGAGGTCGCGTCCCCCGCCTCTCCCGGAAGGAGGCACATGGCACTCGGCGAGCCTTACGTCGAACTTGCACGCCTCAAGGACTACCTGAAGTTCAAGCCCGACAAGGTCGAGCAGGACGAGAACATCATCGACGCGATTGCGTCGGCGAGCAGTGAGATCGAGAAGCACTGCAACAGGCAGTTCAACAAGTCGGACGTCGCGACCGCTCGGGTCTACGAGCCCGACGACCGCTACGAGGTGACGGTTGACGACTTCTGGACCACTGACGGCCTGATAGTCGAGATCGACAGCGTCGGGGACGGTTCGTTCTCCACCGTGGTGCCTGCTTCCGACTACGAGGTCTACCCCAGGAATGGCGTGGTCGACGGCCAGATCGGGTGGCCCTACTACGAGATCCGTCTCGTCGATGGGTACTTCCCGATAGGCCTTCGCCGCAAGGGCGTTGTCCGCGTCACCGCCAAGTGGGGCTGGCCGACCGTTCCCGAGGCTGTGCGTCAGGCGTGCGTCATCATCGCCGCCGAGACGTTCCAGCTCAAGGACGCTCCGTTCGGCACCGCAGGCATGGACCAGTTCGGCAACATCTACCACGTCCGCGACAACCGCATCGCTGCGGGCAAGCTGGCGCGGTACTGCCGAAACCGAATCCCGGCAGGCTGACATGTCATCACTCGCGAAAATCAAGCAGGCCCTTGCGGATACGATCGAGGAGCACGTCACCTCGGAAGAGCTGAACGTCTTCACGTACATCCCGGACCTGATCCAAACCCCCGCCGTCTGCATCGACGTTCATATGTCGAAGTTCGACGGGGCGATGGCTCGGGGCGACGACATGTGGCGGTTCAACCTCTACATCGTCGTCCAGCGGGGTGACGCGGAGAACAGCCAGTCCAACCTGGACGACTTCCTGGAGTCAGCCGGTCCGAGGAGTATCCGCGAGGCCATCTTCAACAAGCCCGACCTCGGGCTCGACGACTGTCAGGCCTTTGTGTCCGGCGTCCACGAGTACGGGGGCGGCTACCGAGATGCCCGCATCGACGTTGTCGGCGCGGTGCTCCGAGTTGACGTCCACACCGATGGACGCTTCCTCTGAAAGGACTTCACTGAGCAATGGCTGCTCTCACGACTCAGCTTCTGGTGGACGCCGGTACGGCTCCCACCTTCGGCGCTGCGGGCGCTTCCGACACCGCCGAGGTGGGTAGCGGTCACAACACGTTCGTCGTCTACAAGAACGACACCGCCAGCCCGGTCAACGTGACCATCACGGTGCCCGGCAACACCAGCTACGGCCAGCCCACCCCCGACCCGGTCATCGCGGTCGCGGCGAGCGGCGAGCGCTGGATCCCCCTCCGCAAGGAGTACAACTCGGGTGGCGGTCGTGCAACTCTCACGACCTCCGCTCAGGACCCTGACCTCACGGTCGCGGTCGTCCGCGTCGGCTGACGCTCAACTCTCTAACACAGAAAGGGGCCTTCAATGGCCAAGCTGGTCCTCAGGGACTGCTACATCGAGGTCGACGGCACGGACTTCTCCTCGCACGTCTCCTCGGTCACCGTCAACCTCGCCAAGGACGAGATCGACACCACCAACTTCGGTGGTGACGGTCGTGAGCGCGCGCACGGCCTGAAGGACGACTCCTTCGAGCTGACCTTCCAGCAGGACTTCGACGCCAACAAGGTCGACGACGTCCTCTACCCCCTGTGGGACGACGAGGAGGAGTTCGTCGTCAAGGTGCGCCCCCGCAGGGGCTCGGGCTCGGCTGCGGCCGACAACCCGGAGTACTCCGCGACCTGCATCCTGCTGGAGTACACCCCGCTGGCCGGTGACGTCGGTGACCTCTCCACCACGGACGTGACCTTCCCGGCCCAGCGTCAGGGCATCGCCCGCGCCACTACCTGATGCCGGGCCCGTGGCTGGGGTACAGCGTCATCTCGGGCCCCGAGTGGGAACGGGTCATCGCTGCCCTGGGGCGGGTCAACGACGACGTGCCAGGCGAACTGGGCGACGCAATCGAGGCGGACGCCGAGAAGCTGGCAGACGTTGCGCGGGGTCGGGTGCTTGGTCTCCCGACTCCG